TCATATAATATATTATTTAGGTTATTGAAAGTCAAGCAATAAAGGCTATAAGTGCCATTATAATTAGCCTTAAACAGGCTTCGGTAAAAGTCAAATCATTTTTATTATCCTGTTTCTTTGTGTTGGTATCGGGTACATCTTTCAAAAAAGATTCCCAAGCATTAATAAACTGTTGTTCTTTATCTTTCATATCTTTTTTCTTTATATATATATAAATATCGGGAACTTTTCAAAAGTGCAGGAAAAATGAAAGTTTTTTTCAAAAAAAAAATAAGCACTACTACATTCACATGCAATAGTGCTTTAAAATCGTTTAACAATTAAATCAAAAAATCAAAGTTATTTTTTAATGAAACTTGTAATGCTTACTGTTCCATCATTATTATCAATTACTTTTATATATATAAATTCATTTCTTCCCATAACTTCAACAGGTAATGAATATGTAAAATTCATTCTTCCAACTAATTCAATTGCAATTTTATATTTTGCACCATAAAAATCACCTGATAAAAAACTATTATCACCAAAGCCTGAATACTCAATACTTTTAATAATATCCCCAACACTATAATTTGTTTTATCTATATCCCACACACAATATTCTTCATCTGTAATTGAATCCAAAAATTTTCTTGATACTTGCAAAGGTTGTCCGTTATCAAATCTTCCGATTACTACATTACCATTCACGTTACATACTTGGTTGCCACCGTTCATTAATTCTTTCATCTTGTTTAATATTTAAATTATTGATTAATATGCTGTATATCTTCTGTTGAAATTTTGTTTTTTCTGTTGGAAAATCCTATCCTGTTTATTACCTTTAAACCTTTGTTTTGTTGCTTCAGGCACTTCGGTATAATCAGGTATAGCTTCTACTTCAATTGCATTATCATTAACTTCTTTAGCCTGTACAGTTATTTTTTCCTGTTGTTTCTTCTTCCATTCACGATTAGATTTCAATTGGTCTTTATAGCGGTTCTTATCAAGTGGTCGGGATAACCAATCAATATTAAGTTTACCAACTATTTCATTATTCAAATATGAATTGGAAATTATGAAGGGCAACAGGTAATACACCTTCTTCATTATTGTAACACTGTTCACCGCTTTAATTTTCACAATAACATCATCATTTACCGATTCAGGTTCTTCAGCATTAATGGCTGCTTCAGTCACAATATTAATTACATTCTGCACTTCTTTGGATATTTTACCCTTCATTTCAGATACCCATTCAGAAGGAATTAATTCAACTTCCAAAAATCCTTTATTAATAAGATATGGAAGGAACTTTTTGATTGTGCGTTCCTGAATTCCGTAGGCTTTTGCTACCTGTTTCAAGGTTGGTATTTCATCAGTCACCTTCTTTATCTTAGATAAGGTTTCCTTTAAGGCTACTAATACACTTAGTGCACTTGCACTTGAATCACTTAAAATTGTCTTAATTACGCTTGTTTCAATTGTTACTTTCATTTTTATATGTTTTTTATATTAATACTCTTTTTAGTTCTTAAATCGTCTGAAAACAAACCTGTTATCGTTTGAATCTGTTGCAAACTTAGAACTAAGATTTCAATTTAAAAATATATAAATGTTAAAATACAGCCATTAACTTACTTTGTGCTTGGAAAATTAGGAACGTTTTATTATATTTGCAGCATCTTAAAGCTTTTGTAATAATATTATTACAAAAGCAGGGCAAAGGTAATACTTTGGAGATTAACTCTTTTGTACACTATATTCAATCGAATATTTTCCATTAATAAACTAATAATCAATTATTTACCCATAAAAAATAAATAATTTACACAAATAAATATTCATTTTAAGCAGAATAAAAATTCACAATCAAGCACTTTTATGTATAAAAAATGTATATTTTCGGAGGGTTATGTATAGATTATTGGAATTTAGTTATATAATCATAAATCAATATTATATACTTTAAAGTGTGATACTAACATATTGATTTATAAGCTATTTAATAGATTTACAACATTTTCCTTTAATTCATCAGCCCAATTCAATTTTGAATTGCAAATTCTATCCCTATCTTTTCCATGTGTCACCACATTTAATACCACCTTCTTAATTCTTATTTCATAATCTTCAGTCAGTAGGAATAGAACATAATGGTTGAAGGTGTATTGTTTACTTTCAATCCGTTCAAACTTGGCGATATATATAGTATTGGTGTCGTATCTATTATCCGAAACAAAATTTCCAATCAGGGAATAGCCACCCTTCTTAGTATCATCAATTCCTGTAATCTGTTTAATCCAAACCAAGCTATCAATTGAGGAAGCAAGATGCAAGGCTCTTGCTTCGGTTGCAATCAAACCCTGTATATCAGACTTATTTATATATTTCATATCAATTCAGGTATTCAGGATTAACTTCGGGTTCTTGTTCTTTAAGGCACTGCATTATATATTCATATATTAGATACTGCTTCATTTCTTGAATTTCTCTATCCATTATTTGAAGGATTCCTGTACCATACTTCTTTATATAAATTGGAAGTACTTCTTTATTATAGTGTTCATCAACTGCAACTTCTAATTCCTGTATCTTTTCACTCTTAATTATTATGTTCATTTTTTTAAAATTAAATCTTGAATTAAATCAGTTAAAGTTATGTTATAATGATAATTATTAAAGAAACCCCGTTCAGCCGATTCAATAATATTATAATTATCAGTATCGTATTCAAATATTTTTTGCCAAAATTCTTTTAAATCAATACCATAATCATTTGGATAACACATAAACTTAAAGTTTTTGTTACCACATAAATAATGGAGTTGATGTTCCAATCTGAATATGAAAGTATTTCCATTACCTCTTTGCTGTTTTTCTTTTAATCCTTCAATAATGTAGTTATAAACATACTTTACCTCTTTACTGTTTTTTCTTAATTTTTTCTTTTCCATTTTTTCTATTTTTTAGTTTAACAATAAATATTCCCAACTTTTCAAAAGTTACACGATTCAACAATATTTTTTTATTGCTGAAGAATATAAAAGTGCAGCCTGTGCGCATCAGGCTATACACTTAATATTTATCATATAACTTAATTTTGATTGGTTGTAATTGAATTGGAAGTTATCTTTGTTTCTCAATTACGGTGCAAATATACGTTTTTAATTTGATATTTCCAAATTGCAAACGTTAATTAATATAATTAGCAATACCTGATTAGTTAAATATGAAACCTTGTGTATCTTATTTGAGTTAATGTATTTTAATAAACAATATATCAATAGGCTTTATAGGCACTTTTCGCCCGACACTACTAAAAATTAAAGTTTTAACACTTAGTACAGCCTGTAAGATACACCAAAACCCAAATATACATCAGGCTTCTTATTGAAACATCCATATCCAACCCCTGCCTGAACACCTATATTAAATCGTTTCTGCTTGGTAATTGTAATGGTTGTATAGGTATGAATCGGATACACTTGGATTGTGTCAAGGCTTGCCCGATAGCCTGATATAACAGCCCTGTATGTCGAATCTTGATAAGTTGTTCTTTCGATTGGGATTCTAACAGGTACTTTGATTGAATCAGTGTTGTACAGGGTGTCAGTAATCACTTGGGTTATATACCTGTATTGGATAACAGGTTTAATAACAGTTACAGTATCAATCTTGGTAATGGTTATAGTATCGGTTTTAAGACTGTTTTCAACACTGTTTCGGTTGGAATGATAAAGATATTGGAATACTAAGGATAAAGCCAACAACAGGCTTAAAACAGCAATTGCAAGGTTCTTATTCATTAGTCAATAACAGTTTTTCTTTTATTAATTCATAACTGATTGGATAATTATTTTTCAATATCCTAACCTGTTCAAGATAATATTCTTTATCAATAGTACCTTTGGAATATAACCTATTCAATTGGTTTATATAACCTTGTTCAGTCATAACATCAAAGTGCTCTTCAGTACCGTTTTCAACAGGATTGGAATCAGTATTATTATTACTTTTGGTTATATCGGAATTGGAATCAGTTGTTACAACTGTTTCCGATTCCTTCATTAATTCATTCATTAGTTTTAATCTATCTTGATAATCCATTTTGTTGATATTTAATTATTTATTTTAAGGCTTTTACAGCCCTGTTTATTCCAATTGGAATAATCTATTGTTTTAGTGTAAATTGTTTAAAGAAAAGCCTTAAAACAGTGTTATACGTTGGAATTATGTTATATCTTAGTGTTAACTTGCTTTTCTCATATTATAATTAGTGTAATACTCTTTCAATTCTTTTCTATCAAAGTCTGATAACTTACGAAAGTACCTACTTAATAGTTCATTTAGTCTAACGTTGGAACAACCATTCTTTATTTCTTCAACAATCTTAGTGTAAAATTCTTTATTTAAAGGTTCAGCATTAACATCTACTGTTTTGTTTTCTTCAGTTGAAGTAGATGTGCTTACATCTGCTTCTGCTGAAGATGCTACTTCTAAGTTTTTTTCATTTTCTATTATAGTATTATTATATATATTATTTTCTTTATTATTTATATTATCTAACTTGTCTATATTATCTAAAGTGGGGGTACAATTTGGACTACAAATTGTAGTCCAATTAGTAGTACAATTAGTAGTACAATTAGTAGTGCATTTTGTAGTACAATCTGTATTGTTTGTATAGGTACATTTTGTACCTCTTTTCATCTTGGTAATTGGTGAATGAAATTTGATTATATCAGTGATTGAAATATTATCATATTCTTGAATCTTATTCCAATTGATTTTGAATTTATTTGATTGATGCTTCTTTCCTAACATTACTACATCAATAAAACCATTCACATATAATGATTCAATAGTCAATCTTACATCTTGGTCGTTTTTCATAAATAAAATATTCTGTATCTCTTCAATTGGTTTAAAGAAATAATCATCTTCAAGCCTATTCTTACTATTCCAATAAGAATGTTCTTGTATTAATAATGTAAGTAATTTGAAACAGTCTGAATCCAACAAGTAGATTAAATTGGTTGGCACGGCTGTAAATTGATAAGAAATTTTTGCTGTTGATTCAACAGCAGTTGTTTTTGAATTTTCCATTTTATTAGTTGTTTAGGTTGTGGAATGGATTCCACTTATTAAATAAGTTGTTTTGATTAAAAAAAGGAAATTAAGGAAGTGGTTAAACAACTAATAAAAACCACTTCCAAAGGGCTTGCAATCCCTTTTCCTTTACATTAAATAAATATCTGATTAATCATAAAAGTGAGAGAATTCGTATAAATAAATCATCTATTTATGCAAATATACAACTTGGAGTATAAACTTACCACTTTTTCATTACCAATTTTATAACAAATCATTCCTTGAATAATATTCAAATAAATCTATATTTAATTCTATCTGATACTGATTATAAGGTTCAATAACGTATTCTTCAGATAGAATATTCTTTTCTTTCAAGTGTTCCATTATCATTACATAATCATTAACACAATACTTTCCTTCGTATTGTCTGTATATGTTTATAAAATTATCAACTAAATTCTTCATCATTTTCAATCACATTTTATTCTAAACTTACATTCCAAGTTCTTGCAGCAATAACCCTGTAACTTGTTTATTTCAAGTTTATTATTCATTATTTGGGTTTGAAGATTTACGATTATTCCCCTTAGATTATCCAATTCTTTCATAAAATCGTTTATCTCTTTCTGTTTGGAATCCAACTTACCTTCTAATACGGTTATCTGACTTAAACACCATTCCACACGGTGCTTGTATAAATCATCAGTTGAATTATCAATTTCAATCAATTCTTTTCTGACATTCAAATCCCTTTCATCTTGAATCTTAGAATCTTCTTTTCTTTTTTCCCACCATTCCTTAATAAAGGGAAACAACCATTTATTTGCAGCAATCCAACCAACAACAGAAGATAAACCTGCAATTAAATAAGTTAATATAGTTCCAATTGTTACTTCCATCATCTTTTACAAGTATTACAAGTTTTATTCTTATGTTTGAAAAATATTCCTGATTCAAACTTTTTGGTTGCTGAACCTTCTGAATACGTGCTTTTACAGGCACATTCATCTGAAGGCATCCAAAGCGGATAACTTAACCTGCACCTGCATAAATAATCTATCAACTGACTTGCCAATATTTCTGCATCATTTTTCAGCCAACTTCTTAATTGGGCTATATCCTTAATATCAACAGCTTTGGAATTCTCCGATTCACGCACAGTTACACCCTTGTTTAATACAGTAGCCCATTTAAAGGGTAATCCCTGATACACTGTGTAGAATGATAATACAGGTGCAATCTTAACTATTAAATCACCATTTTCAGGGGTTAAGGTATTGGTGCTGATTTGATGTTTCAGTTCTTCACTTAGTGCAGTTCCAATTATCGGTTCAATATATAATTCTTGTGCAATACTCAAGTAAGGAATGAATTCAGTGATAACAGTGTTATCAGTTACGGGTGAATGCAATTTAAACAGTGCTTCATTTATCAATACAATTGGTTGGTTTGTGTTCTTTGCCATTATGGTTGTATATTTGTTTCATTATTATTTTCTTCTGATTCAGTTTCAGGTGTAGCAGCTTCAGCAATCTTTTCAATTACATCTAATTCTTTAATCTTCAATTTACCTGTATATCCGTTCATTATTACAAACTGATTCAAACAATCTAATATATTACGTCTTAACTGTTGGATAACCGTATAATTATATAAGATATAGGCATTAGTAATTTCGTTTGCATTCCCTGATAAATTACCTGAACCTGATATACCTGCAAGTGTCGGGCTTGTTAATCTGTGTGCAGATATAATTTTCTGAAATATTACATCATTCACATTATTATATAAATCAGCATTTTGACTTGCAGAAAATGAAGTAACAACAGGTTTTATTTCTTGTGATTCACCCCAAAGAACCATAAATGAATTTGCACCTTCAGACCCACAGAAGTTACGTTCCATATCTGCCTGAAATGCTTCTTTTTCTTCATCACTTGGATTTGCGGGCATGGTGATTATAGTTGAAGGGGTAAACCCATTATTAATACTGTTACGGTAAAATTTAGCCAAAAGTCCATCAGCTTCAACATAATCAATAGCACTGTAATAACTTGGAATTGGGTAATAGTCCAATCCTGCTGTATAATCCTTATAGTAGTATAGGTATCTTTCACCCTTAGTTGGCTGTTCAGTTCCCCAAGCTTTCACACCTACGGGTGCTGTTCGTCCTGCTGTTTTAGACCAATCATTTGAAATATAATAATTTAATATAATTCCATATTCGTTGAAGTCGCCACATCTTACTTTTGAAAAATCTGTATGATATAACGAAAAAGATGTTCCATTTTCATTTACTATAACTTGAAAACAGAAACCACCAAATGTTACATAATCCTTAGTTACTTTTTCAATAAATGAATCCCATGTATCGGTTTGGTTTGGTGTTCCAAAGTAAAATTCAGAATCATCAATACCATCACCCAATATATAAGTAACCTTGTTATCCAAGATTGCTTTATTTACGGCTGATTGGTTATTAAGATTAATAATTCTTTGTGGAAAATCATTATTATCACCGTAATTAATCCAATTCTTATACTTTCTAAAATTGGGAAATGTAGGGGTTTGACTGTTTAAATTTATATTTGTATAGCTAAGTTTTATATCTTTCTTTGTTGCCATTTATTTCTTTTTCTAAAAAGATAAAAACAGGCAAAAAGAAAGGTGGTAAGTTTCAATTCCTTACCACCTTATTATTAACCCATATACCCTTTAACCGTATATCCTTTATTTTTCCAAATATCAACAGCATCTTCATTACCTGCCATCATATATAGTTGAATTGTTTTTGTACCTACATTATTTGCCTTTAAATCAAATGAATGTTCAGCAGTATATAACATACTTTCCAAATCCCACTTTGTACAATCCTTAAATTCAAAATAGGTTACAGGTGATTTACCCAAATTTGTTAAATATATCTTATTCAATTTTGGGAAATAACCTCTGAATAAAGTTCCTGTTATTTGCTGTAAATCAGTAACAGAAGATAAATCCAAACCATAAACCGCTTGTAAATTGGATGTATTTACAAACATATCATTCATATAAATACAATTGGAAGTATTTAATTTAGGAACACTTACCAAGTTCGTGCACCCGCTAAACATAAATCTTGCATCAGTATTTGCAGTGAACAATACATTATTTGTATCTTCGGCAATAGTTACAAGTTTTTCTTCCTGTTCAAACAATCCAAATCCTGAATCCTGTACACTTACAATAGGTTTATTACCCCAATTTATTACTTCATAAACATCTGATAAACCAACATTTAGCCTACTTACAGCAATATCATTCATATTGGTTTTAATTGTCGCATCTAAATAAGTATCAGTGTTGAATTTTAAAAATTTACTGATATTTGATACACTGTTAGTATATTGTTCAATAGTTCCTTCACCCCAATCAACGGTAATTACTTCACCGCTTCTTATAAAGAAAGGAAGTTTACAAGAAATTGGTGTATGAAATGATACAAAAATTCTAAAAATGATTCCTTCACCAATTACAGGTCAAGAATCATTTGATATAAATTTTTTCTTAATTAGTTCCATATTCTATACAAGCAGCAAACCATTTTGAATTATTATAAGTGAATATTACTTCAATCTCAACCCCATCAGTAAAGTTGGTTGGTGCAGATTTCCATATTAAATTAGCAGGGAATGTTACAGTATAAGTTGAATTAACTGTAAAGGACAAATCAATTACAGTGTATTTACTAACAACAGGCAAAGCAATAGTTGTATTACGTGTAATCACTGAATGTTGTAATCTGTCATTACTTAAATTCAAAACCCCTGCTGCTGATACTGTTTTTTCAACTAAAGTATATTCAACCTGATTCTGAATATTGGTAATCAAAGTTCTAATACCACTATCATCATAATTGGTTAATCCTGCTAACTTAGTTTTTTCGGCTGTTGTGTAGTCGTTTGTACTTAATCCCTTGCCTGTAACCTTATCCACTTTATTAGATACCTTAGAATCGGTTTCAGACTTGGTATAATAGTTGCTTAAATCAACATCACCACCTGCAACAGCTTCATCAATCTTAGCATCAACTTCAGACTTGGTATAGGTATTTTCAATCAGGCTTCTTATTTCTGAATCATCATAATTGGATAATGAAGCAAGTTTACTTTTTTCAGCAGTCGTATAATCGTTTGTTGAAAGTCCTTTACCTGTAATCTTATCAACTTTGCCCGATACCTTAGAATCCGTTTCAGACTTAGTATAGTAATTGGATAAATCCACATCACCACCTGTATTACCTGATAAAGCATCATAAACTTTTTTCAAAGTATTTATATCATCACCTGCACCGCCTAAAATTTCATTCTTCAATTCAAGCAATAGACTTGCCAAAGTTTGACTATCTGTAATACCTTCTAAAAAGTCTTGTAGTTCTTTGAATGAATCCACTGCATCAGTAATACCACCTGCGTTAAGGAAGTTCTTTAAGGTTACAGCAATACTTCTAATTGAATTATAATTATCACCAAGTTTATCTAATTCGGTTTTGATGTTTGAAAATGAAGTACTGCCTGAAGTACCTGCCAATAATACAGCAAAATCTTCTTCTGCCTTTGATGCACGTGCAACTTCAATATCAATTTTACCATCCAAAGAAACTTCTGCTGCTTTGGCTCTTTCAGCTTCAGCATTAATAGTATCATTATTGGCTTTTTCTGTTGCTTTGGCTCTAATTATTTCAGCGTTTAAATCGTCTGCAATAACCTTTTCAGCAGCCTTTGCACGTGTAATTTCATTAGCAATTGAATCTGAATTGATTTTTTCCGCATCTTTGGCACGTGTTACTTCATCATCAATTTTCTTATCAATTAATGTTTCAGCAGTGGTTGCACGTTCTACTTCTGTTTCATTTGCTGTTTTGTTTGAATTTATTTTAGAATCCAAATTTGAAACAAAGCCATCAAATTTAGTTTCAATTCTTGTTTCTTCTGCTTTAGCACGTGTAACTTCAGTGGTGATTGCAGTGTTAAGTTCCGCTTCTGTTTCCTGTGCTCTGCCAATTTCATCATTCAAAGAATTTCTGATAATATTTTCGGATGCAACAGCACGTTCTTTTTCAGCAATAATGGCATCTGCATTAACTTTTTCAGCAGCTTTAGCACGTTCAACTTCAGCATTAACCAAAGTATCAATCTTAGTGTTCAAAGTTGAATCAGCAGTCTTATATGCAGTATCTAAAGCAGTTATTGCATCAGCATTAACTTTTTCAGCAGCAATTGCACGTTCTGATTCAGTGATTACTAAATCAGTAACTTTAGTTTCAATACGTGTTTCTTCATTTTTGGCACGGTTGGATTCAGCAGTTACTTCATTTTCAATCTTGGTATCAAGTACCTGTTCCGTATTAGTGGCACGGGTAATTTCATCTTCAATCTTTGAATTAAGTGCTGCTTCTTCTGCCTGTGCTCTTTCGGTTTCGGCTGCAACTTCATCACCATTTGTATCAATTCTATCATTCAATACAGATTCAGCAGCAGTGGCACGTTCTACTTCAGCAGCAATAGCATCTGCATTTGCTTTTTCAGCAATCTTTGCACGTTCTGATTCAGCATTTACCAAATCTTCAACCTTTGATTCAATACGTGCTTCTTCTCCTTTAGCACGTGTTTCTTCAGCAGCAACTAAGTTATCAATCTTGGTGTTTAAAATGGCATCAGCAGCCTTATATGCAGTGTCTAAAGCACTGATTGCATCCGTGTTTGCTTCTTCAGCAGCAGTAGCACGGGTAACTTCATTTTCTATTTTGGTGTTAAGTTCCGCTTCTGCTTCATGTGCTCTGTCTGATTCAGTTTTTACATCAGTTTCAATCTTAGTTTTAAGTTCTGATTCAGCAGCAATTGCACGTTCTTTTTCAACAGTTACTAAATCAGTGGCTTTGACTTCAATTCTTGATTCTTCTGCTTTGGCACGGTTGGATTCAGCAGACACTTCAGTGATTATCTTTGCATCTAAAGCTGATTCAGCATCAGTGGCACGTGTTACTTCTGTTACAATTGAAGTATCTAAGGATTTTTCAACTGCAATAGCACGTTCTGTTTCAGTTATAATAGCATCTGAATTTACTTTTTCTGCAATCTTAGCACGTTCAACTTCATTATTAATTAATGAAAGTAAATTAGCAATATCACCTGTGAAGTTATATTTGGATAATGAAACTATATAATATGTATCATCATTATTTTCAATCTTCAATTCATCTTTTTCACTGTCAAGTGTGAATGAAATAACCTTTACATCAGTGGTAACACCATTATATATAACTGAAAGCAAATCATTAATATTATCTTCGGTTGCCTGTACACCTTCAATCATACAATTTAAGTAATTGAAGTTCAAAACAGGCTGTTCGCCCACTTCATTATCAAGTAGGAAGAATGAAATTGCTGAACCTTCTATTTCGTGTCTGATTGTTCCCGTCTTATATCCATAATATTTGCCATTAGGAAATGAAAACAGGATATAGTTTTCTTTGAAATTTATTTGAATCATCTGAATTATTTTATCAAAAGATAAAACTTCAGATAAAAACAAAACCCACGCTGCAAATTCAACGTGGGTTCAAACATCTTAAAAAAACATCTTATAATGTGAATGTTACTTTGGTCGGATAGCCTGTTGTAACATCATAATTAATAATTTCTTCGGCTTCTGTTAATCCTTTGATTGCTCGTTTATGTGCTTCAGTAATCAAGAAACATTTATCAGCGTATCTTTGTACAGCAGCCAACATTTGTTTTGCTGATTGAATATCAATTGAAAATTCATTATCATTTATCACAAAGGTAATTTTAGTTTCCCCAAGTAATAAAGCTGATTCAATTGAAGTGGATAATGCAGCACGTGTATCTTTATCAAACCACGCATTTATACCATTTACATCAAAATCATTAACATTATCTGAAGTGTCATAATCTACCAATTCTTTCAATTTTACTTCTTTCAAAGTCTCGATTGGAAGATAAGTAATACTATACTGTTTGGTAATGGTATCTGCATCTTCAACATAAGATTCTGTATAAGTTTGGTAATTGGCATCAAATTCAACAGGTGAATCAATCAGTTCTTTAAATCCGTACTGTTTCATCAATTCAGGATTAGCTTTGAAGTTAAGGATTAATTCACCTTCATCAGTCGTATAAATATTCTTTGCATATTCAATTGTATTGTCTATATTTAATTTAACGTATATCATTTTCTTTTTTAATTATAGATAAATTATTTATTCAGTAATTTTATATTTCTTAAATTACTTATTTCGGTAATGATAACATCATCATCAAATGTTATTTTTTTATCAGTTGAACCACCGATAAACCCACTGCTTACTTCGTATATAACTGTTCCGTCCTTATGTAAAAACTTAACAGTTATATTCACGTTGATATTAGGCGTGAAGGTTATGTAACCTGCACTTTCACCTGTTAAATATTGAAGTCTTAAACTTGCTGTCTTACTGTTAATATCCAAGTAGTATGAATTGTTAGAACCGAAAATAAATATCAGGGTTCTAAATATTGAATCCTTTGCCAAAGGTACTTCAGCTAAAGGTACACTTTCATTAAATAATAATTTCTTACTCATATTTTATATAACCTGCATACCATTTATTCTGTGATTTAATCCATGTAAATATGAATTCATAAGTAGCACCTTCAACAATTTCAGTGGGTGCTACTTTCCAAACTGCACTATAAGGAAAAGTAATTGTACTACCTGTAACACCTTCAAATATTAAATGAAGTTCTTTAATATCATTATAAAGATTTACAGGTAAACTAATACGTGTATCACCTGTAATTACTGTATGTTGTGTTATTCTATTATCCAACAATTGCAATTTACCACTTTCATTAGGTGTAATTTCCTCATAACCCATTAAATAATTCATATTAATTCTATCAAAATTTGCCATCACTCCTGCCTTTTCGGTGGTAGCATATGGAATTTCAACAGAATTAAGAGTACTTTCATCACCCCATTTACGAGGAATAATATATACACCCCATTCATAAGGGTTTACACTTATATTAGATATTACATTTTTTGTGCTGCCTGTCTTTCCTTCGGAGTAAATAAAATTTTTATTATTACCTAAATAGTTTGTTTGTACAGTTGGAATCTTTTTATCAATTGTTGATTCAGCAGCCTTTGCACGTGTTACTTCAGCTTCAATTGCTGCTGTATTGGCTGCAATATCACCCTTAACAGTGGTATCATCATAATTGGATAGCGAAGCTAATTTTGTTTTTTCGGCTGTGGTGTAATCTTCAGTACTTAATTGTTTACCTCCCACTTTATCAACTTTGGTATCAATCTTGGTATTCAATTCACCTTCAGCAGTGGTGGCACGTTCCACTTCAGCAGTAATGGCATCAGCATTTACTTTCTCGGCTGCTTTAGCACGTGTTACTTCGGCTTCAATTGCTGCTGTATTAGCTGCAATACCTGTTTTAACATCAGTGTCATCATAATTTTCCAATCCTGCCAATTTGGTTTTTTCAACAGTGGTATAATCTTCAGTTGAAAGTTGTTTACCTGTCACTTTATCAACCTTAGTATCAAGTAAAGTATTAGTTTCAGGCTTGGTGTAATAGTTTGAAAGGTCAACAGTTCCACCACCGCCACCACCTTCATTAGCAGCAAACAACACAGATAATAAATCTTGGATATTGTCACGGGTAACAGGAACATCATTCACTTGTATGTTTGAAATCTGTTCTGTCATTATTTTATTGTAAAATCGGTTGTAAAATGAAACTGTTTCAGATTCATTTTCAACTGTATATGAAATTTCGTTTAATGGATATAAATCAGACTTTATATCTGATTTAAATTCCGCATATTTACTTGTCGTGTTTATTTTCAACATCTCTTACTAATTTTGATAATAGATAAAATTATTATTAATGGCAATCTTTACCCGAATCATCACTTTGTATTGCAATTGAAGCTTCACGGGTTAACTTATCGTATGTCACCCGACACACATAAGTATAATCAGTTTTATATGTTGAATAATTTGAAGTACAGGCTGCTTTCACAAACTTGGATTGTTCTCCTGAATAGACTTCCTCACCACCAACATTATTAAAATTATAACCATCCTGTACCATTTCGCCACCTTTATAAGCCTTTATTTCAAAGGTCATATAACCATTTTTCTTTTCACCATACCAATTAGCATATACATCAACATAAATCTTATCAGGAAGATTAGGTAAATGTTCTTCAGAACAAAGTGCCAACATATCAATAAAGGTACATTCGTTACCTGAATCACGGTTATCACCGCCATATTTAAGGTATTTGGTAACTTCGGCATTACTATTACCCTTCATATTCCAACCAACAGCCAAACCATCAATTGTAGTACCTGAAGCATCCACCAAACCACTATTTACCAACTCTGTTGCTGTGTCTAAGTCCCTGCCATCTTCAGCAGTCCATTTATATCTGTATGTAAGAAAGTTGAAATCAGGAATCTTAATAATCTTTGCTGCTTCTTGTGTAACAGTGAAAACAATCTTTTCATCACTTGAAGTATCGTGTGTTAAAGTAAATACAGCAGTTTTTTCTTCTTCAACATCTGATTCAGATACCCTTATTTCAAATGAATTGGTATTTGCCGTATAGGTGACAAAATTAGAATGTGATATATTGGTTGCAACTGAATAAGTACCTGCACCACCTGCACACATTATTGATAACCTGATAGAACATCCTGCTGCCGAACAAATAACACCGTTTGAAGTGGGTGTAACTTGTTCACCTATAACATCCATACCTGTTGACTGTAACACCAAATTCTGAACCTTTACATCAATTTCTTCCTGTGTATAAGTGTTTTTGAATTTGAATGTACCATTTCCATAATTGGTATTTCTGTCAAATTTTGCGATATTATCACCTGCACCACCTTCATTAAGATTGCAATTGGCTTTATCACTTGCCTGTATCATCTTCCAATCGTGTTGGCTATATATGGTAATATTTTTGGTTCTTATATTTCTTGTAAGCGTAACCAAGTTAGGGGTTGCAGTAATTGAACCTGTTATTTCAGGTCTGCATTCCATGTAATTCAGTTTCTTCACCACATTACCGCCTTTCAATATTGAATCAGGGTTATATGTACCTTCTGATTCATATTTGGATGAATCAGGATTTGATTTGCCTTGAAGTATCACAATAGCCTGTTTCTTTCCCGATATAGCACATAAATCACCATTAATATCAAGTGCTTCACCTTTATCAATAGTTTGTTTTACAGCATAAGTGGCAACCTGATAACCTGTGTTCTTATTTGAAGCATTCAATTCACAATAAATCGGTTCAAATACAGGTAAATATTGGAATTTAGCACCGCCACCATTAACCATATAATCAGGATTCACTTCAAATAATGGAAATTGGCTATTCTTGGATAAGGTAACAGAATAACCGATTGAAGAACCTTTTGAACCTGTTTCAGCAGTATAAACAAGTGGAACACCGCCATCAGAACCGAAAACAAAATAACGTCCTTCGTTGGTTCTGAACAGAACCAAAAATTTCTTTTTGTTGGTTTTCAATATTTCAGCCTGTATTTCTGAATCAAACTTTGATATATAAGTGGTAAGCTCCTGTGTATATCCACCATTCGCAAACTTTTCGGTAAACTTGGATTCGTCAATTGTCTGTATCTCATACCATTTGCCCTTAATATATATGTTATCAATATAAATTTCAGAATACAACTTATCATCCCTGAATTCATATACTTGGAAATCATCAATATTAAGTACCCAAAGTGAATGAATACCTGAAATGGAATAATTACAATCTCCTGTAAGGTCTTTATCTAATTTGCAATTCATTTTCTTTTTTTTAAAGAGATAAAAAAAGGTGATACAACCTAAGTCATATCACCTTATATAAACTATTTTCAATTCAATTAGTCTGTTACTACAACAGTAGGTTGAAGTAATGCTCTTACTAATTCTTCATCTTTAACTAATTGTGCAACTTCCTGTTCAATACCTGCCATTACTATTGTAAAGCCGTTGGCATCCGCTTCTGCTGCGCCACTTGCATAATTATCAGAACTTGCTACCATACCATTCAAGCGACCTAAACAAACTACTTTATTATTATTGTCAACCACAAAGGCTGTATAACGTCCCAAGTCTAAGGCTTGCGTTTCTTTAAGAATATTGGTATCATATTCTGTCATTATGAAGGTTAAAGTGTGGGTTCTGTATTTATTACTGTTACCACCTGCTGTTAAATCGTCCGTCCACTGCGCTGTACCGTCAGCAAATTCCATCTGATATACTTTTTGACCTGTACCTAAAGTGATTGCTGAAATTACACCATCAGCATCTTGTTCATACTTATTGGCAACATCAAAATTTGCCAAATAAAGTCTTTTCACACCTGCCACACGATACATACAATCACGTGTTATATTGTTTGATAATTTACAACTCATTTTATTTTGTGTTTTTCTTTTCTTATTTTTTTGAACACAGGGGTATATTTCAACCCCTGTATATTAGATTTAAGCGTATAATACTGCTTCACTTGGATAAGCGATTGCAACACCGACTTTTAAAGCACCTTTGACCCATAATCTGTTTTCGTTTGGTTTTGGGAACGTGCCTAATTCAATATTTGCGAAGTCTGAAACTAAGTCAGTTAACATTATCAAGTTATCTGTGTTTGCAGCTACCATTTGACCGTTTGTTATTCCAACAGCAGGTACAATTTCAACGCCTAAGTAACGGATAGTTCCACCATCAACTGTAAATGCTGCTGCAATTACTTGTGATTCAACATTTGCCAAAGCCATTTTCAACGCTCTGTAAGAGTTATAAGAAACAAAGATTTTAATTGCGTCCTCACCTTGTTGCAATACTGCTTCAGGAATTGCAATAAATACTTTTTCCAACTCATTTATGATGTTTGCTTTGGTTAAGGTTGAACCTGAAACTTTAATTGAATCGGCTGCATCATTCAAAATTTTGACAAAGCCATCAAATTCATTATCATTAGCTGAATTGCCACCGAATAACATTCTTTCAATATCTGCATTTACAGATTTACCAACAATATTAAGTGAAGCTTCACCTAAATTTGCAGGCATTTCATCCACATTTGCACCTGCTTTCATCTTGTCAACTAACCAAGTACTGTTAAACTTTTCAATACAATCTTCTAATTGAATCTTATAATCGGTTACAGTTGCTAATGCTTCAGATAATTTCAAAGCTGCTGTTGGATTCCAACCACAATCGTTATTTGATTTTTGTAAAACGTTTCCATCTAAATCTAACATATTTAGATAGGTGCTTTTCTTCACGTTAGGAAGTATTCTAACATAATTCCCTTCTACAATCTTTCCTGTAAATAAGGCTTTGGTAAACCAATCAGGTTGTCTGCTTGCTTGGTAACTAATACCTGTAATATCGTACATTTCTGCCATGTTCTATTTTGTGTTTTTCTTTTCTTATTTTTCAATAGATAAATCTATTTTTATTTGTTACTCATTCTTAGAGTATAAGCAATCTGTTCTGCACGTGTCATTTTCTCAAATGGTTTTGCAGTTGTGTTTAAGGCTGTTGGATTAATAGGGGAAACAGAAGGTGTTACTTTTTTCATTTCAGTAATTTCAGTGTCTTTAGTTTCAACTGTTCCTTCTAATTCGGCAATCTTAGCTTCAAGTTCTGCAACCTTTGCTTTCAAAGCTTCGTTTTCTGCCATAACAGCATCAACATCCACTTCTTCAGCAGGTACATCTTCCATTTTTTCTTTGTCCTTTTCATCTTCAGCAGGAACATCTTCTTTCTTATCTTCTTCTTCATCTACTGAAGCCAATTGTGCAGGATTTTCAGCAGGAACATCAACAGGTGCAGGAACAGCTTCAGCAGGTTCAGTTACAGCAACAGCAGAAGGTTTTACTTCAACAAATTGACCTGCATCATCAATAACTAATGTGTTTCCGTCATAAAGCTTGTGTTCGCCTGAAGGTGCTTGTTCGTTATCAATAGTTGCAAAACCATCTTCATCAACCATTACTTCTTTACCGTCATATAATTGGTAGATTCTTACATTTTCACCTGAATCGGTTGCATCAGTTCTTTCTACATCTTCAATATCCATTAGGAACTTGCCTATTTTATTTAAAAGGCTTGTTTTCTTGTGTTTTGTCATTTTATTTTTCTTTATTGTCTTATTTAGTTTTAATTCTTGATTGAAAAAACCTTCCAAACTGAATCCTTTTACCTTTCCTTCCATTACTTCATTATCCCAATAATTTTTATCAGTGACTTTATAAGAAGCCATTAATGTACCTTTAGGAAGGTCTTTAAAGCCTAAAGCATTTGATTTGTCATTATCAGGGTCGGCAACAATCCAAAGTTCAGTTAAGTAATTACCTTTCAAATCGGATTCGTGTTGGTGTGTCGTGTGATATAAAGCCAATCCTGCTTTCATCATCTTGTAGGAAATCTTTTCAATTTCGGTTTCTGAAAATTGAATATAGTAGGGTTGGTTCTCTTCGTCCAATCGGTATATCAGTTGATTTGGTTTCAAAACCACACCTGTAAGGATTTGCTTTTTAGTGTCTTTGTTTAATAATACTGCCTGTTTTGATAATGCAACAAAATTTTCTTCATTAGCAGGTTCATCAACAAAAGAAATTGCGTAAATCCCTGTTATATCATTCAGGGATTCATCAACTTTACATTCATATATTGGAATTTTAGCCATTATCAATTTTTGATAATAGATAATTTCAAATAAAAAAAGGTGATACAGTTACCCATATCACCTTATTTATAAACTATTTTCAATTACTTGCACCTGCCAATTCACGTACTGAAGTCATTCTGCTTTGTACATCCTGTATTTCTTTGACTGAAACTGAAGGTTTAAAATCAATTGAATTAATTGCTTCCAATATTCTGTTATCATTTGCAGTAGCAGCACCAACAGTATCAAGATTTGCCAATTGCCCGCCTGTTTCATATTGAATCTTAAATGTGGGTGCAGGTGTGATTGAAGTATTGCCTTTCTTGTTGAAGTAGGAAACAACATCATTAACCTGTACTTCTTTATGTGAGGTGTTGATATATTCAATTAAACCTAAGTTCTTTTGAGTTGAAACTCGATTCACAACATATTCACCACCTTCAACTTCAATTCCTGTGTTTCCAACAGGAATACCACCTTGTGAGTGTCGTTTACCATTCAGCAAACCACCTTTTTCAAGTTTCGCCATTTGTGCAGCAATAATACCTGTTTGGATTGCGCCCATGGCACCAACTAATGCAGCCATTATAAATGAAACAGGTGGTGGTGAACTTGCTAAAGCTTGCGTTACACCTAATGCAGTCTGTGCAATACCTGTAATCAAGTTCTGTGCCAATTGGGTTTTCTTCTGTTTCTTTTCAATCTTAGCTACTTCCTTTTCACGCTTTTCTTTCTCTTTTGCAAGTTCTTTTTCCTGTTGGGCTAACTGTTTATTGTTATCCATTTCCCTTGCAATCTGTTCCTGTACCACTTGCGCACGTCCACCTGTTGCAGTCTTGGCTTCTTCTTCCAATTCTGCCAATCTTGCGTTTGATTCTTCTTTCTTTTCAACTGCTTCGTCATAAGCTTCTGTTACTTCATCAAGTTTTGCCTGTGCTTCTTCCATTTGCATATCAAAGATACTTTGGGCTGCATCAAATGCACCTGAAAGAAGTTCATTCACACCTTCAAAAGCTTTAGCCATCTTTTCTGATAAGTCAGAAAAATATTGCTGTTGGGTTTGGGTTGAAGCCTGTGTATTATCTTCAATATTCTTATTGGTAACTTTGATTTTTGATTCAACATCATTCAAAGCAGCCTGTTTCTTTTCCTGCAAATCCTTAAATTCTTGTGAATCTTTGGAATATAACCCTGCCATATCATCATAATACTTTGATATACGGTCTTTAGATGAATTAAGATTATCCAAATACTTGTTCAGTTCTTCACCAATCTTCTTATAATTGGCTTTGGTTGCATCCACATCAATCAAATCAAACTTACCACTTTTCTTAACAGCACTTTTTGTAAGGTCTTGGATTGATGTATAATGTGAATTCATCAATTTCAATTCAGAATCAAGTGCCTTTTGTGTTTCTTCAACTTTTTTCTTTTTGGCATCTTCATTAATTTTATTGATTGCTTCAGTCTTTTCAGTTTCCAAGCCCACTAAATCAGCCTTTTGTTTTTCTTCAAGTTCCTTTATACGTGCATTTTTTGCTTCAGTTATCTTAGTTGTGTCCTGTTTTAGTTTTTCAGCCTTTTTAATCAGTTCGTTATACTGTTCTTCAACCTTTTTCTTTTCATCTTCATTCTTCTGTTTTAATAATTCAGCTTCTTTACCATAAACCAAAGCTATTTCATCAGAAGTTTTGGCTGCTTTTTTCTGTGCAGCAATCAACTTTTCTTCATTAGCTATTGATAAAGCATAAGTATCTTTGTTGAAGGAATCCAAAGACTTCTTGTATTCTTCCAATTGTTTTTTTCTTTCATCAGCAATCTTCTTTGCATCCTCTGCTGCTTTCTTAGCATCTTCAGCTTTTTTCTTATTGGCTTCTGTTTGTTTTTCGGTTAATTCTCTATCATAAGCCCACTTTTCACGCTGTATTTCGGCAAACTTTTCTTTATCATCCTTTGCCAAACTCAACTGATAAGCATAATACTTTTGATATAGTTTTTTTCCTTCTTCAGTGTACTTGTAATCAGAACCATACTTTGCTTCATTATTCTTAATAAGGGTATCAGTAGTTGCCAAAGCACCTTCAACAAATTTCTTATTGCGTGCAGCATTTGATGCAGCGATTGAAGCGTTCTTTCCTTCTGCATAATTACCCATTACATCAAAACCCTTCTTAAATTCATCAACAGCACCCGAAAAATCACCCTTCATCAATTTAAACAGGGCTTTGAAAGGTGAAACTATATAGTTTACAATTACACTACCAATACCCATTAAAGCAGCCTTAAAACCGTCAATTGGTGCAATCAATTTCAAAAACCAATCCTTTATTTCTGAAAAGTTGGCAATCAATAAACCAAGTAAAACCACAATAGCACCTATACCCGTTGCAATAAGAGCTTTACTAAATGTTTTGGTGGCAACTGTTGCTGCACCTGTTGCCACTGTACTTGCACCCTGTGCAGCCGTTTCAGTTGCTAATGCAGCAGCGTTTTGTTTATGGTCTAATCCAAGTACCTTTAATGCTTTTGAATAAAGAAGATTAGTTGCAGTACCTTTCTTTGTTATGTTTTCCTGTAATACCTGCAAAGATTGAAGGGTTGCCATCACACCCTGCAATTGGGCAATCTTCTGTGCAACTTCTTCACCCGACACACCGAACATACTCATTACACCTGTTGCAGTTCCGAATGCAGCAGTTAATGATTCACCCACGTTTATTACAGAAGATAATCCTTTAGCAGAAGAAGCATAAGCATCAACTGTTGCTGCTGCTTCATTTACTGCTCGTTTGGCTTCACCTGCTTGTTTTGCCAATTCCTGAAACTGTTCTGAAGTGGGGTCAACACCTTGTGAAATTAGAAGTGCCAATTGGTCTTCCAACTCACCAACACCTTTTTTAAATTCACCTGCCTGTTCAACTAAACTTGCAGTTGCCTTTTCATAATTACCTACTGAATCTTGAAATCTACCCGTACTTTCTTTGGCTTCTTTGTATGCAGCATCTAATTCTTGAATCTGCTTCAATAGTTTGCCACCAATCTTTTCTGATTCACGTTCAGATTTAGAAAGGTTATCATATTGCTTGCGTAATAATGATAGTTGTGCACCCATTTGTTTAATACTACCTTCATTTGCAGTATTAACTTTAACTTCCTGTTCTACAACACTTCTTCTTTCACGCAAAGTTTGGGTTGCTGCTATCTGTTGTTTGGTCGCATCTTCTTCAAGTTTTGCCAATCTATTTAAAGTGTCCTGATATTGTTTTTGGGCTTTATCCTGTTCAGTAGTGGCTTCTGTCTTTCGGGTTGTTGAAGCAGTAACAGTGGTATTGGAATTATCCAACTGTTTCAAAGCATCCACCAAAGACAATACATCATTATATGATTTTTCTATACCGTCTATCTGAATAACGAATATTTTCTTATCCATTTATATCTTTTTGAAAATAGATAAAAAGAAAGTGGTGCAGCCATTACAGCCACACCACTTAAATCAATTCATTTTTCGGATAAGTTTCAGTTTGGTTTTATTCTTTTCAATTATATCATACCCTTCAATACTCGATATGTAATATAAATCACCATTCCACTTAACCAAGTTTGAACCGTCCAATCTATCATATTCATCAGGGGTTAAGTAACATTCTATTTCAGTATAGTTGGTATCATTTGAAGCAACCACTGTGAAATAAGTGGTTAGAATAGAATTACTTTTATTCTTATAATCCAAATTCAATATCTTATCCTGATTGAATGTATTGGAAACATCAGCTATTGTAAGACCTCTATAATGGCTTGACACATTATCATTATACAGGAATAAATCAATATAATAATAACCTGAATAATACCAAAACCTTTGATTATAACTTGTATATATTTTAGAAACACCTTCTTTATAAGTCATATCGTCCTGCCATACTTCATAATTTGAAATAATTGGTAAAGACAATACTTCTTTAGTTGTGTCATTTTGTCTGCCCATGTATTTTATATCCTTATACCAACCATAACTAAAGTTTGATGTTTGGGTTAACACTTTGCCATCAATAGTACCCGTTTCAAATTTACCACCACCATCATCACCTGTTCTGTGAAAGCCTTCTTCATCCTGATTGATTGAAAACCCTAATTCAAAAGCAGAAGGTAAATTTAAAGGGGTGTTGTTTCTGAAATTGATATTTGCTTTATTTTCCAAATCAATAACAGAAGTGGTATTTAAATAATTCACCTGTTTAACATCTAAATCAAAGTTTTTCAATCCATTCTGTGATAACTTCAAGTTAAATGCTTTGCAGAAATTATCAATCCATTCATCAGTTTTCAAGTCATTAGGAAGAAACTTTATCAAGTCAATTTGCCCTTTCAAAAAATTACATGGTGCATTCCAATCCATATCAGAATAACCATTACCATTATTATTAATAGTAATCCAAGATGTATCGGTTCTGAATGGTTCAACATCCAATTCAAAGGTAAAATTCATGTAAGCAGGGTAAACGCTCCATTTGGTTTTATCTGTATTTCTTCTATAATCGTTTGCTTCTCCAACAGCCAATAATGTAAGATGTTCACCTTTTTCAAACCAAACAACTTGATACAATTCACCTTCACCATATATTTCATCACGTGCGCCACACCAAGAACTTGGTATATTGTTTATTTTAGTCTGATAACGGTTTGATTGTCTCCAAGCCAAAGATATTGTATCATCACCACCTTCAACTTCTTCACCCGTTTCAGGGTCAGTTTCAATAGTTGCATCATTATCAGTACCCCAACACCAATAGCCATCAGGATTATTATAAGCAGAATATATTTTTTGCTTTTGGGTATAAGATTTATTCCAACTCCAACCGTTCTTGATAAACATATAATTAGCCTGATAACCTTGTGGGTTATAGTCCGTATCATTATCAACCCTTCCAAAATGCAAACCGCTGACAAATTTTTCGTCAGTTGAAGCATCAATTAATTGTGCGCCAAATGGTTTAGGAAAATATTTTGGATAATTTTCAGGTGAATTGCCATTAAAAGTATTGTTCTGTGGATTGTTTGGCTGAAAGTAAAAGCCAACAGTTGTTTTGTTGGAAGTTTCAAAGTCACCTGAACCAAAATCACGCACTAATTGTAATTCATAACGCTTTCTATCAAAGTAATTACATCTGTTTCTTTTGTATTGCCCACCTGAAGTAAATATATTGCCTGTTACGTTATCCGTCCATTTCCAACCACTATCTTTACCACTGTTATCACGTCCCTGTTCCAATTCAATTGAACCCTTCAATCTTACTTTATATAATCCTGATTTGGGAATAGTGATAAGTGTTTTTCTTTTCATGTAGTTTTCATCATTCCATTTATCCTTTTCAACACTTGTGGTTAGATTCCTACCTGTATCACTTATTTCAGTAATAACAGTTCTGTTGCAATTTAATAAATCTGTTACATAAAAAGCACCCTTATCCGATTCAACACGTTCAATATTTCGTTCAAAGGTTCTGTAATTTTGCCATCTGTTTCTTACTGATTCCCAATTACCTTTTACTTTGAAACTTGCCATATCTCCCCAATTCCATTCCTGTTCATAATCAGATTCATTTTTATATGAAAC